TAAAGGCAGAAGAGATTGCGAAGTATCGTGGCTTCTCACCAAACTTCAAGAGAAAGAATACAAGACTACTCCAGAAGTTCCAAAGAGGACAAGACGGTGCTGAGTCTAAGAAGGTTGAAACTGAAATCCTTATGGGATACGACATCATGGATGTTGTTACCCCTCCATACAACCTAGACTACCTGGCAAAGATTTACGAAGTATCTTCCCCACACTTCGCAGCATGTAATGCAAAGGCTTCAAACATTGTAGGGCTCGGATACGAATTCCTTGAGACTCGCAAGACAAAAGAAAAGATGTCAGAGTACGGCGATGACCAAAAGAAGCTGGCGGCATTCAGAAGAAGACTTGAGAGCCTAAAGGAAGAACTTCAGGATCAACTAGAGTTGATGAATGAAGAAGACACATTTACAGAGACATTGACAAAAGCATTCCTAGACCGTGAGGCAACAGGAAATGGCTTCCTTGAAATTGGCCGTAAGGTAAATGGACAAATTGGATTTATTGGACATATTCCAGCAACAACAATGCGTGTTCGTAAGCAGCGTGATGGATTTGTTCAGATCGTTGGAAACAGAATTACATTCTTTAGAAACTTCCAGGACACAGAAACAGAAAATCCAATCGGAGATGATACTCGTCCAAACGAAGTAATTCATCTAAAGAAGTACACGCCAAACAATAGCTATTATGGCGTACCAGATATTATCCCTGCAAAGACAGCATTAGCGGGAGATGAATTTGCACAGCGCTTTAACCTAGACTACTTTGAAAACAAAGCGGTCCCAAGATATATTATTACTGTAAAGGGTGCAACACTTAGCCGATCATCAGAAGCTAAGTTGCTTGAATTTTTCCAGACAAATCTTAAGGGTAAGAATCATAGATCACTTTATATTCCACTACCTGCAGATGAAGATGGTAATAAAGTTGAGTTCAAAATGGAAGCGGTTGAATCAGGAGTTCAAGACTCATCATTTAATCAATACCGTAGAATGAATAGAGATGAAATTCTTATTTCACACAGAGTTCCAATTTCAAAGCTGGGACTACCAGAAGGAGTTTCTCTTGCAGCGGCTAAAGATGCAGACAAGACATTTAAAGAGCAGGTTGCAAGACCAGAGCAAAAGAATTTAGAAAAGAAAATTAATAGAATAATCGCTGAATTCACAGATGCATTCACATTAAAGTTTAATGAATTAACATTAACAGATGAAGACACTCAGTCAAAGATCGATGAAAGATATTTGAGAATGAAGGTCATTGTTCCTAATGAAGTTCGTGCTAGACTAGGCATGGCTGGTAGATCTGGCGGGGATGAACCCGTTCAACTTACTGGACAGCAAGCTTCTGAGGCAACAGCACAAGCAACTCGTAACAGACAGCGTGATCAAGAAAGACAAGGTAACGCAGTTGATTCACCAGGAAATGCTAGAAATCCTCAAGGAGAAGGGCGTGTTACGCCCTGATTTTGGTATTTATACAAAAACGTTGCTAAAATAAGCTTATGACTGAAATAATCAAATCAAATTGGTACAGCGATGGGGATAGCCTCAAGCTATCGATGCCTATTGCTAAAGTCGATAAAGAGCGTAGACTCGTATCAGGCTTTGCTACCCTAGATAATATTGATCAGCACGGTGATATTGTAGCCGCAGAAGCATCAACAAAAGCATTTGAAAACTTTAGAGGAAACATTCGTGAAATGCACACACCTCTTGCAGTCGGTAAGATGGTCTC